GAATAAACGTGAGTAGAATAAAAGAAAGGAAGTGGCATTGATGAATTATAAATTGACACCTAAACAAAAATTATTCGCTGATGAGTATCTAATTGATCTTAATGCCACTAGAGCATATAAGGCAGCTTATAAGAGTTGTAAGAAGGATGAAACAGCAAATGTTAATGGTTCTAAACTACTAAGGAATACTAAGGTTGCCAAATACATAGAAGAACGTATGAATGAGCGTTCTAGACGTACAGAAATAACGCAGGACAATGTTTTAAAAGAATTAGCTACAATAGCATTCGCAAAAGTAACTGACTTTGTAACGATAGAAAACGGTGTTGTAATAGTAAAAGATACGAAAGATATACCAAAAGATTTGCTGCCTGCCATTGCTTCGATCAAAGAAGGTAAAAATGGTATTGAAGTAAGTTTTTATAACAAGGATAAGTCACTGGAACTGTTGGGTAGGCATTTGGGTATGTTTAATGACAAAATAGAAGTATCGGGAACTATCAATAATCCTATGGAAGGATTGACAACTGATGAATTGAAGAAGCTGATAGATGATGATTGATAAAGCAATGATTAAACTTCAAGCAAAGATAGAACTTGCAAAGCGTGAGTTCTTTTATTTTTGCAATTTAAAAGCGCCTGATTTCTATAAACGTGATAGAAAGTATTTAGTTGATTTATGCAATGACTTACAAGCATTCTATGAATCTGATGAATATGATGCGCTTATCATCAATGAGCCACCTAGACATGGAAAATCAAGAACTGCCAGCTTGTTAGTTGAATGGATATTGGGAAAAAATCAAGATGAAAAGATTATGACTGGTTCATACAATGAAACATTATCAACTATGTTTTCTAAAAATGTTCGTAATGGAATCATGGAAACAAAAGCTGATCCAATGAAACCTGTATACAGTGATGTATTCCCAAATGTAAGAATCAAGCGTGGTGATGGTGCTATGAACTTATGGAGTTTAGAAGGTGGTTACAATAACTATCTTGCTACATCGCCAGGCGGAACAGCAACGGGATTCGGTGCTTCTTTGCTGGTGGTTGATGATTTAATTAAATCTTATGAAGAAGCGTGTAACGAAGCTACAAAAGAAAAACACTGGGAATGGTTCACTAATACCATGCTTTCACGTTTGGAAGAAGGCGGTAAGATCATTATTATCATGACTAGATGGGCAAGTGATGATTTAGCAGGGAAGGCATTAGAAGAACTGCCTGAAAGTGGCTATAAAATTAAGCATATAAAAATGAAAGCGTTACAGGACGATGGAACTATGCTATGCGAAGAAGTCCTTTCACGTAAGAGTTTTGAAGCCAAAAAGAAAGTAATGGGTGAAGATGTTGTTAGCGCAAACTATCAGCAAGAACCTATTGACTTAAAAGGTCGTTTATATACGTCATTTAAAACATATGATGGTGAGTTGCCGCAGTTTAAATATATCAAGAATTACACAGATACAGCCGATACAGGTAATGATTATCTTTGTTCGATTAATTATGGGGTTACATTCCAAAATGAAGCCTATATTCTTAATGTTTTATACACTAAGGAAGGTATGGAAGTAACAGAGCCAGCACAGGCTAAAATGATGTTTGAAGATGAAGTTAATATAGCTGATATAGAATCGAACAACGGTGGTAGAAGTTATTCAAGAAATGTTGAAAGAATTATGAGAGAAAGATATAAGACAAATAAAACAGTCTTTAGATCATTTCATCAAAGCAAAAACAAGGCTGCTAGAATACTTTCTAACAGTACATGGGTTATGGAACATATATATTTCCCTCATAACTGGAAACATAGATTTCCTGAATACTATGAAGCTATGATGAAATATCAAAAGGAAGGTAAGAACAAACATGATGATGCACCTGATGCTACAACTGGAATTGCAGAAAAGATAAACAAAGGTGAAATCTATTCATGGGATTAGGGGTGAAAGAAATGAATGGACCAGGATATTTTAAAGGAAAAGAAATTGTAGATGTAATACAATATAGTGATATGCATAGTGTTAGATTTAATACACCATATGCTTTTTATGTTATTTGCAAAGATGGTTCAAAATATGAAGTTAGTAGTGATGAAGCAAAAAATCAAGCTGATTTTTTGTCTCGAAAAGAAGAAAAGAATAGCAGCATGAAAATTAATGTTTTAGGTACTGAATATGATGTTGAAATGCTAGAAGAACGTGATGAAACAATGAAAGCGTTAAATGCAGATGGTTATACTGATTTTTCTACTAAGGAAATAAAAGTTTTAAAACTAGAAGAAAAACCTGGCAATCA